GGATTCGCATACCTTTGCGAGTCTACAACAATGGGTTAGTGCCCAATCACAGAACGCAGGCGAGTTTGACATTCTCGTAGGCGAGGCTGAATTAGTAATGTTCGACACCGACACTATGGAAGAGGTATCCGAGTGAAGATCAAGGTAACGCACGAATTTATTTACGACACCGAAAACTCCGAACTCTGGAATGAGTTTCAAGAATTTCAGGACGATCACGCTTTGACGTTTCCCGCGCTCGAAGCTTTTATTACTGACCGTTTCATCAACCCTAATTTCGACATGGGTGGAACTACCCAGATTGAAGTTCTAGAAGACGCACCTGTTGAATTCAATTCAGTAGTAAAGGCGTTAGCAGATGATTTAGTCGAACTACACAACTTAGGCGGAATTGAATTAGATGACTGGAAATCCGCTCGCTCCCTAGTCGAGAATTTCTATGACACCTACGTTAATACTAAATTAGTTATTGGTGACAAAAAATGACTACTTGTAGAGATTGTCGAACCCGCGACATTGACCAATTCGGTTGCCAGAACTGCATGGAGAATGGCGAACCTATTTGCCTTTACTGCTGTCTATGCCCCGAGCACGAAGAATACTGGGGCTCATTATGTTGCAAGCACGCGTATAGCCCAGATAAGTACGACATGGATTCTTGCGACTGCTGTGTCAATCGCTGTGAAACCTGTAAGGAAACCTGATGTGTCACGAACTTATAGACTGCCCGAATCATGGGGGCGGATACGACTGCACACCGTTCTGTCGCGTATGCGAGGGAGATCAGGGTTACTGCCCTGTATGTAATCCAATAGTAGAAGAGGAAAACTAATGAATAACTGGACTGACGACAAGATCGAATGGGACTCCAAAGCTTTAATTTCTGACGGGTACATCAACTCCGAGGAAGAGTGGATTGAGTTCTCTGACGTAATGACCGAGACTGCTATGCAGTATTTCACCGACAAGGCGCACCGTGAATTAGGAGAAGAGGAGAAGTAATGAACTACGAACTATGTGTTAAGTGTTTTAATACGCTAGCAAGTCACGCCCTGTATGGGTGTTGTGTTGAGCCTTTAGAGTCGAGCCTGTCCTGTGGCAACAGCACGCGCAAGTGTGCCGACTGTGAGGAGAAGACTAATGCGTAGTTACCGAATTACCTTTAGTGAAGAGCAGTACGGATACATCTATTTTTCCGCTACAAGCCAAGCCGAGGCAGAAAGCTTGCTGGAGCAAGTGAGAGAATTCGAGATCAACATTGAAGACTTACCTGAGGTAGTAGTCAAAGTTAAGAATGGTCAATGCGAATACGACAGCCTAGAGGAAGTGTGTGAACTGAATTGAATACAATAACAATGGACGAATGGGAAGAGACATTCAAGCCAATTAGTAACCATTTAGATACTAATGCGTCATTCCAGAATGGAGACGGAATAGGGATTATGTTTGAGACCTATGGAGAAGAGTTAGAACTAGTTCAACGCACCAAAGATCAACACGTTTGGACTTACGTTGATTCGGAAATCACGGACGGCACGGTAATTATTGCTGGCTACCATGTGGCGAACAGAATTGGGTACTTTATTACTGCTCGAGAATGGGGTTACACACCACCCGTAACCGTACTAGTTAGCGAGGGCACTAATGATGATTGACATTCGAGATGTAATCGCGCAAGCTTTGGTGCTAGAGGACGGATCAATAACCCATTGTGAAAGACCTGTGGAGTGGGAATTGCATGGTCATGCTGAGTGTTATGCATGGGTGTGTACAAAGTGTCAAGTTATGAGTGATTATGATTGTGAGGAGAAAAGCTAATGCAGTACCACTATGTAGTTGTGTATGATTCACGAACCGAAAGCTGGGAACTAGATTCAGATACAACGTATTCCGTATTCAATAACGGGTATTTCTTTGATGAAGAACAACAGGAATGGCTTGACCCTGATAGTGAGGACTTAGAAATACATCAAGAAATTTATAGCGACATGAGTGACACGCTATTCAGCATACTAAAGCCACACAGCATGAAAGAGGAGAGAGTTTAATGCCAAAGTATCTAATTACACTCGTAATGCAAGAAGTATACGAGTTAATTGTTGAAGCCAAAGACAAAGAGACAGCCGACCAAATTGCTAGTGATACCGACATAGAAGACTACGAACAAATTGGTATACAGACGGTAGACCAAACTATTGAGGAGACAAGCTAATGCCAAAGTACAAAGTAACTATTGTCGAGACTACGATCTACGACTGTGAAGTAGAAGCGGATTCATTAGATGAAGCCAAAGAGAGTGCAATAGATAATCAATCAGACTGGGTAGCAGATAGTAACTCGGGTTGGACTGAACTCGGAGAAGATCACCGCGTATTAATTGAAGGGGAATGGGTAATAGCATGACCAAGTTAGAACTAAAGTGCCTAGAACTATACGAACAGGGCGGACAGCATAGTGTGTACGCCTACATCATGGAGAACCGCAAGGACATTGAGTGGGACGAATGTCTCCCGTGTGAAGCGTGGTCACCAATTTCTAATAATGCTTGCTTAGTGTGCGGTACGGAGCTAACCCCCGCTCGCCGTGCGAGTCGTAAAATGAGGAGAGATTATGAGCAATTAATGTTGAAAAGATTAAAAAGAAAAAGGGAGAATAAAGCATGATGTCTGCCCTGTTCGTACTGCACGCCTACATCATGGAAAGCTTAAAAAGAAAGAAGAGAGAGAAGAGAGAGAAGAGAGCATGAAGTATACAACGGAAGAAATTAATTCAGTAGAACAATACCTAGTCATGAAGACCGAAAGTGACGCGGACTTTGACGAACTATTTCATGAGTGGGAAGTAGTCAAGTCAATCGTTGAACAGAACCACGCTCAGGAGTGGCTAGACGCGCTTGTAGATCAATTCCTAGATAATGCTAAAGAGTGGAAGCAGGATTCCGAATGAGTTACATTGGTGCTTACGCCACAATTCGTTGGGTAGACCTAGAAGTAAATCATGGGTACTACTTTTCTTTTGAGGAGCTACCTGAGGACTACGACGTAAATGAATACTATGTATTGCCATCTGGCATACCCGAAGAGAAAGTATTCTATTTCTCTTCAGAATCCGAACTACTTGGCATGGTCAATCCTGAAGACTATACTTCAGAGTTCACCGTGTTAGAAATAACTGACTGGGTTAAAGCCCGAGAGGAAGTAAAGACTAAATGAATACAACAGTAGGTTTTAGTACCGAAGATGCAATCAATGTGTGTAATACATGGCTTGGAGAGTGTGTTGAAGCTGGGTACGCGCCCGACATGGCTGGTGGCTGGGTAGAAGTATTTATGGACGAATTCAAGCGTGGTCTGGGCATGGACGACGATCAAATGACTGACTGGTCAGACCATGACTTGCTTAGGTACTGGCACACGATACTCGAGGAAGCTTTACGGCACATTGGCAGCCCTGTCTGGGGTCAGCGAGAAATTGTAGGAGAGAACTGAAATGAATAATACTTTAGTAGATGTCAAGCGGTTTATGAAGCACGCCAGTTACAACTTAGCCAATGCATCATTAGACAATGACCCCAAGCTATTGTGGGCGGTGCTAATGAATACTCAATTAACTATTCATTCATACATAACAGCGTTAGAAACGGAGATAAAGACAGATGATTAAGACTGAACCAGAACTATGCTGGTGTCCCTTAGGAGAATGGTGCGACAGCGACCATGACGAGCCTACTTGTAACTGTGAGTGTGGCTGTGAGAACCCACTAGGCGCAGGTACATGTGTGGATTGTTCAGAGAATGGCGACCACCAGAACAATAACGAACTGGTTATCATCAACGGTAAGGTGCTACGCAAGGCTAACCCATACGGGTGCGGTGCCTGGAACTGCTACGACTGCTACCCATACCAGTACTCCTGTGACGATTGCTCGGAGATGTTTACCGAGCCAATAGAGAACGGAACTCAGTACGACTGTGAACATTGTGGATACGAAAGCTTTCCCCGAGAAGAGAGTGAACTATGCCTCAACCAATAAAAGTTCCAATAATTAAAGAGCACGTTTATGTAGACGCACAAATACTTAATGAGTTCTCTAAGTATGCTGGAGTCACACGAGAGACCATTAAAAAATCTGGGGGTACTAGGTTACTTATTTGGTTAGCGAGTAAGGGCTATGATTTTGAGATTGTACCCGTAGAAGAATTAGATGAGTCCACCATAAGTTATTTAAACGGGACACACTTAGGTCTAGTCCCAGACAAACAAAGGAATTGAGTACACTATGAATAATAGATTAAAAACATACGGCAACGTAATGATTAGCACACCTACTGACACCTTGACTCTACAAGATGTTAGGGACTTCGTGGATACCCTTGAGGCGTTAGGCGTGCCCAACACAAACATTTTGCTCGACGGGTTTCTTACCTACGAGTACATGACTGAACACGTTCAGGTTATTTCCTGTGGCGAACACGACCCCAATGAACCTGACAAGCTTGACTTCCTAATCCCTAACCATGAGTGCGTGGTAGATGATGAAAACTAAAAGCCCAATTAAGTTCGGTTGGTGTTCTGGAGCCGAATCAGAATTAGTACACAGTATGTGCAAAGTATCTTTTTACTCCGAATCAACTGGACTAGACTATCAATGCAGTTGCGACTGCCACACTATTAAGGAAACACCATGAGCAAAATGAAATACGTCCACAATGATGTCAAATGGGTTACGGGTATCGAGCGTGGACTAGACGAGTATTTAGGCGATCTGTGGTCAGCTTTGGAAGACGAAAGTGATGATGCCAGACCTGCTACACCAGACATTAGTTTAACTGGGGATTACTTCTGCGGTTGCGACGTGTGCATTAACAGAGAGACCTTTGCCTACCTACTACCTGTAATCATTGACGGTTTTAAAGCTGGCAAGTTTGAAGAGAATGAGGACTACAATGCTTAAATTATTTTTTGGTATTGGTTTATTTTCTTTAATAGTATGGGCAGTTTTCTCAGTGGAATCTAAAGCAAATAAATATGAATAAATAGCTTGCAAACCAGAAAGGAAGAGAGATGAGTGCAACTATTACAGAATATTGGTTTTGGCTAGTAGATTTCATTAGAAGTGTAAATACGACTATTGCAGAATATTGGTTTTGGCTATTAGTCTTCATTAGAGATACGAGTACGACTACTATCGGATACTGGTCTTGGGTATTAGTTTTCATTATGGTGGCTGGTGGGTTTGTCCATTACATAGTGTTGCCCACATTACGGTGGTTCTATTTTTATGGAATAAAGACCTTACGGGAATTGCCTGTATTATTATTTAATGAAGTTATTTGGATTATATTTGCTCTTATTCGTTTAGTTGGACCAATTGCAGCAATTATGTGGATTACATATTGTATTAAAACAGGGGAATATGAATATATAGTTTTAGCTATTGCATATTGGATAGCTTGTATTAAATTTTATTCGCACTATCAACTATCAACGGTACAGAAACAGGAGCTTAAAAAATGACACCCGCACAGCTAGCAGATTCAGTAGAGGGCGTAATAATGCACTTACGCTCACGCATTGAAGGTACAGGCAAAGATCAGTATGACGAGGGAGACGCTCAAAAAATAGAGTCTTTCACCAATGATGAAGTAGTTATTAATGCTATTGAAGAGATTGACGACGCTATTGTTTATTTAGCTCATCTTCGTATGCGCCTAACAAAGCTAGTCGGAGGTGAATAGAAATGGGTAAACATCACGATAAAATTGTAGAAGCTCTAGAGGTACGCAAAAAGAGTGTGCCTAATAGAGGCGGTTACAACACTCCGGGATCAATGAATAAGAAAAAAACTGGTTACGTCACTAAGGGGAAGAAACGATAATGTCTGAATTTCCAAATTGGTTTGAGGTTACCGCTAAAGAAAACTTTGAGGAGTTTGTACCTAGCACACCTAAGTTAGATGTATTGCAAATTGGAACGTTTACGGGTGACGCTACCGAGTGGCTATTAGCTAATAGAGACATTGAGCACATTACAGATGTAGATACTTGGCAGGGTAGTGACGAAGATGCTCATGACAAGCTCAATTTCTCCAAAGTAGAACAGTACTACGACAAACGCTTTAAGGGTAATCCCAAAATAGATAAGTACAAGATGACAAGTACTGAGTTTCTTTCTAATTACTCTGCGAAGTACGACTTTATTTACATTGACGGTGACCACACAGCAGTGCAGGTGGGTATAGACGGACTACTTGCTTGGCAAAGTCTTAAGTCTGGTGGGGTTATTGCCTTTGATGATTACACATGGGAATCGGGTAAGGGAGAGTACTACGACCCTAGACTAGCTATTGATAGCGTTTACCACATTATTAAAACACAAGTAGATGTACTAGTCACAAACTCTCAACTATGGCTTAGGAGAAAGTAATGTCTAACAAACACATAACTAACCCGTGCCCTATGGGTGGTCAGGAAGCTCCAGAAGAAGGAGAGACAACGTATTATATTCTGCCTAATACTTCTACCACTCGCCTTGTCTGCCCGCTTTGTGACAACTTGGTGTCTATCAACAAGGGAAATAGATTAATTAGAAGTCATAACGCAGAGTAAAGCCACAATAAGAAAGCCCCCAGCCAATCAACTGGGGGCTTTCTTCTTTATTTAGTTATTTAGGTATTTCACAGAAATCCGTACTGCAATACTTTTCACCGATAGCGTCGGCTGCCATTCCTGCATAGACATCTGTAAAGTCGATCGGAAGCAGTTTCATTTTATAAGATTCATACTCTTCGGCAGTGATTTGCGCGTACGGCATTTGCGGGTAAGTCTTGTTTCCCATCGGTAGAAAAGAAACAGTTTTGAGTTGCCCGTCAAACAGATGTAGTACCGTACCTACATCTTTAGTTTCCGTATCTTTGTTAAATGATACCGTAACCGAAACCGAATTGTCTGACCAATGGCGTTGAGCCATAGCTGCCAAAGCTACCTTTTCATAGATAGAGACATCTTTTTCAGAACGCTCAGCTTGAGACTCAATCGGGAAGTAAACAACTGAAGTAGTCTTTGGAGACTCTTTGGCGGGCTCAACAACGTAGTTGGCGTAAGTGAACAATGGAAGCATTGGATCATCATTAGCAATACGGATTGAGCGTAGGAAATACTTACCGCCTGGTGTCCAGTGCACGCCGGGACTTTCTCCAGCTAGCAAGCTAACTGTTCCTGACGGCTTTACTGTGGTCATCTTGATTGACTCACGAATACCTAGCCATTCTGAATAGGTGCTGTCGTAGTACTTAATTAGTTCGTACCCAGCGTCCATCCAATCACGAAGCATTGGCAGACCCTTGCGATCAGCAAAGTTAGCTACGCCAGACATTGATGTACCAATACGGCGATTACGTTGCATGATTGCGTTTGTTTCTTCCCAGTGAGTGGGAAGCAAAGTAACGGTCTTGGCGTACAAGTACGCAAACTTAAGTGTGCGCTTGTAGTCTTCTAATGACTCGTGTCTGTTTAAGTAAGTTTCTACTAAGGTACAGCACTCAAATGACTCAAGGCTTTGTTCTGCACAGGGGTTGTAGCCAGCTGCACGCCAGTCTTTGTTGTTAGGCGGATCAATTAGACGACCATACTTACGGGTGACATCCATCCACAAAACTCCAGGCTCGCCGTTCAATGCAATGCCCTCGATGATGCCCGATAGGTCATCACCAACAGCTACCTCAACTGAGTTGTTTGACATCCAGCCCCAGCCTGGATTCTTTGCATCGTAGCTATTGCGCTCAGGGTATACCTCAACGTTCTTTAAGTTCAAGAAGTTTGGGTCGGACAGACGCCCCATGAGTAGCTCAGCAGAACGGCGTACGTTACCACTAACTACACAAACGCCAATTAAGTTACCAATGTCTGCGATGTCCACTCGGGTTAGTAGCTCTCCACCGCGACCGTCAAACAGACGACGGATGTAACTATGCAAACTTTTTAATGGATCTGGCCCAGCAGCCGTGCCACCAAATGTCTTGATTGGTTCTCCAGCTAAACGGATTTCGCTGTAATCAAACTCCAGGCAATTCTGGTCTGCACGCAGGTATGAGTTAATTAGTGCTGAAACGGATTCAACCCAGCCCTCACGGGTATCTGGGATCACATACGGAACGCACTCAGACTTTGGCGCATAAATAGTAAATTCTTTATCCGCGCCTTTGTCGTCAAATCCAACACCTACACCAAGCATTGAGGCTTCCATTAAAAACGAAAACGGTTTAGCTGGATTGTGCTTGGTCATTGATTCTGTGGATACAAAGGAACAATTCTGAAGTGCTGCTGAATTCTTTTGTTCTGTAACAATAGGGGTACCCATAATGAATAGCCCGCGACCTGGGGGTGTCCACTTTAATTCGAATAAACGATCAAAAGCTTCTTTGGCAGATGCTTGAGACTTGTTTTCATTCCAAGGTAAGCGGTTAGTCTTGCAGTGGTCTTTCTGAATTGCATACATACCTTCAATAACACGACGACATACGTCTACCCATGTTTCTTTGGTTCCGTCCGCTTTGAGGCGTGAGTAAGTGCGCAAGAATGTAATTTCTCCAACCGCATTACCACCTGCGTCTTGATAGCCCCAAGGAACTTTCTTACCTTCGTATGTGGATATAAAATCGTCAGTTAGCTTAAATGAAAGCATGAGGTTTCCTCTTCTGTTAGTTAATTTAGTAGATATAGTGTTCCATACTGGAACGGTGGGCAGTTATATGATAACTGTTTATTCTTCTATTGCTTGTTGGATGATGCGGGTAGTATTTTCTTGATTTATTCCACCGTTTGGTAATTCGTTTAATGCTTGTGCTTTGTCCCCAAAAATTGACGACAAAACACCTCCCGAGCCTTGCCTTTCGACAGTCATTCTGATGAACTCCTTAGAGTCATCCAGCTCCTTCACAGTCTTGATTAATTTGAACAGTCTATCAATCTCTTGACTGGTGTTGGGATCGGGGTACCCTCCGTTAATTTCTTCAGAAAACCTTGCAAATGCTATTCGTTGACCCTGCATTTCAATAATGGAATTAATCATAGCCTTAAGCTGTTCTTTTGTTTTTATCTCAATTGGGAGGTTAAATGCACAAGTATTCTGAGGCTTAAACGCAGGGCAATTAGATGCTACAAAACAAGTATCACACAAGCGCAAACTATTAGTTTGTGATCGCAAAATGGGTAACTCTTTAATGACATCATTACCAGCATCGTCTTGTTCCACAACGGTTGAGTACTCAATACCAAACACTGGTAATGTGCTCATCTCGGCGCTATCCCTAGGTACAAGTTTCCGCATCTCAGACCCCTTGTTATCAACTACGGGGAGGTGGGTTTCCGCGATAATTCCACCTTGCAAATCAACCGAGTTATCATATAAGTCATCTTCGTCTTCGGGCGTCATAAACGGATTGTTTACCATGTTAAACCGCTCCTCAAATTGCTCGTAAGACCATAACGCAAGCTTAGCCACTTCAACAGGGTCGTCTCCCAAAATCTTATCAAAGTCTAGTCCTGCCTTTTCGTACATTGCTTTATACCGTGGTCGCGCTTGGTCTTTCATTTTCTTTGGATAACGTACCAACTTGGTGCCGTCCCAGACGATAGTTTCCCCACGCATCATGGGTGATAGCCACGACATGGTGCTAGCAGACTCTACGTGAATTTGCCGTAAGTTATCTGGTTTAGCGCAAGCTAGAGCGTGAAACTTAGTGCCAAACTGAGCAGCCAATGACCGTGTTTTAGCTGACATGGACACATCTCCCTCAATAAGGGAATACGGAAGAGCTACGTTCTCGTATTGCTGGCACATATCTGTTATCTCAGCAAACGAGTAATCTTCTCTGATTACTGCCCAGAACTTATTGGGCTCTACCTCAGACCACGCAGCGTCTCGCTGTGTTTGAATGAATAGTTTATCGACCATTGGGTGATCTATCTCGATAAACGAATCAATACGTTCAATGTTGTACGCCAAAAAATCTTCGTAGGCTACGGCAAACTCTTCCATCTCGGCTTCAGTTAAAATTACATTTTCCGGGATACCTGGGTGGACGTGAATTTTCATAAAAGGGCTAAAATAATTCTCTAACAAATACCTTTTATTTTTTGGCAAGCCTCGTTTTACTAATCTCCAAAAAGACACTCCAACATTTTTAATGCCCATAGTCTCTAGAATTACTCTATTACTAGGTACGTCAGCGCCTAAGTAAATTAATTTCATACTCGAGGGTCCCCAGTAAACAACCCTTGTTGACGATCAATCTCGGCAATAATTTCTTTCCATTTTTTAACGCCACTACGATTGTCTGGACGAAATTCAGGGCGTGTGTATTTAGGGTTAAGGAATATTAAAGCTGGAATGCCCACCTCAAGTAAAGACTTGGCTAAATCAAGGTCTTCAGTTACAACAAACTCAATTTTACCTTTACTACGAATAGCTTCAATTTCACGAAATACCGCATTAGGGGCTGTTGGGTCAGAAACTTCAATAATGTCATCAATTTTTTTAGACAAATTATTTGTTTTTAACCAGATGTCTGTGCGGTCACGACTATCAGTAAGCAAAAGTACCCGATTAGTTTCGTTTAATGAGCGGTACAAGTGGGTACCTTCAGTAATCATAGATTGATCACGGTCGCGACGAATAATACCGTTAAACATTACTACTATTGACATTTAGCGCACGCACGCTTTCCCGCATGGTACGTTACGTCTGGTTTAAGCGTACGGCACACTTTGCATAACTGCCAGATTTCTTCGTACTCTTCTTCAAATTGACCTGTCATCGAAGTTGATCCAGGCCACTCCCAGACTCGTTATTCTCTAACCAGCCTTTAAAATGAGGTTCGTCTAACCATATTTGTTTATGGTGCTGAAGAACTGCGCCAGTATGTGCGTGAATAGGAATTCCAGCTTGGTTTAGTTTAGAACAAAAGGTTAAGTCTTCTGATAACCATTTATTACCACCGATTGGTCCATCTTGGAACCAACACCAGTCTTTTAAACCTTCGTCACTTGTGTCTTGTATTTTTTTTAGTGCCGAACGGTGCATTAGTAAACAGCCAGTTCCTGCGGCAGCAATTTCAACTACTTCATTTTGAGGATATGCGTCCCAAGGTTGTAGTCCAAGCTCTGGGTCTGCTTTAAAAATTAGTGGTACAGGTCGCAAGCTTGGACCATTCCACAAAGCAGCAAAATACAAACCCGCAACAATTGGGCGCTCGTCAGAATCCGCTGTGGCGCACAAAAGATCAAAAGTAGGTACTGAAATGCGCTCATCCGAGTCGAGCATTAACAACCATTCAGCAGTGGTGTTATCAAGAAAATGCTTAATCAGAATATTTCGGCTTTTTGCTAAAAGCCCAAGACCTTCTACACAATAAAAAGCATTGATTTTTTTATTTTTTTGCCTAACAATCTCAATAATACTAAGGGCAAATTCGGTGTCTACTTGACCCGCATGGCACCAACCAATGGCAACCGTATCTTTTGGTTTCATATTTCACTCCGTTTTGTAAACCTGGTAGGAATAACCTACCATAACTTTATCGTGTAGCGCGTCTAATTAATGTACTCACGTCAGGCAATTCTATACCATAGGTTTGGCGAGAAAATCTTTCATTAGCTTCTTTTGAAATGTCTTTTAATTTTTTCATGGCGGGCACCACCCCTGATTGTTTACCTGATTGCCAGCGGTAATTTGCGTAGTCATAGTACCCTGCGCCACCTGGGCTAAATGCGGCGCCCCTGCCCTCGTGAATGTCCTCAAATAAAGCGGCACCTTGCTGTACAGCATTAGCAAGAGCGGTTTCAGCATTAACACGCATAGCAGTATTAGTTGCCATCTTTATTTGCTCTAGTGCGGTTGCGTAACGCTTAACTACTTCAGTAGCGCGAACTCGATCACGGTCAGCAGCGAATTCCCACTCTTTTGAAACTGGTGGTGTGTTAACTGTTGGTGGGACAACCCAGGTATCTTCTAGTACGGAGTAAGCAGCGTATGGTTTTAACTCTGTAATATTAGAATTTACGTTGACATAGAAAGTAAGCTCAAAAACGCCCATAAAATGATCAGTACGAGGCTGAAGCTCGTTACGAAAACCTTGATTAATTTCGGCAGAGATTTCACTGTCACTCCAGCTTTTGTACTCTTGGTTTGATTGACGAAACTGAACGTAATTAATTCCAATCAAACAATCTAAATCTGCTGGATCTCGGTCCGCTGCCCAGTTATACGAAACTCCTGAGCCAGCTAGCCATACTTTTGTCCAAGCTTCTGGTTCGTTGTACCCAAGTTTTAAATGGTTGTACAAAAGCGTAAGAATACCTTGGCGAACATTGCCAACAAGTTTTCCGTTACGAAATAAACGAGGGTCTAACCCAGCACCAGGGGCACTAAAGTAAGAAGTTTCATTTGGGGAAATTTCTATTTCAGATGTTTCACGTAAAACTTCGTAGTAGTTCATTACATGTCCTGATCTGGTGTGACGTTTAAATTAAACCTTTTTGTAATTTCTGGTTTTTCTTTAACTAATTGAGTCACATACCCACAGTCAACGTGAGCCTCTGAAAATCTAGTAAGTAACAACCAAGCTGCGTCTTCGCGGGGGCCGTCTACATCAACTTGTAAGGAAGCTGAGCAGGAGCACATCATTTCGAAGAACATACCTAATTCTACTACTTGTATAGACCTTTTTCCTTGTTGAATTGTGTCATGTTAAAGGACTTAACTGGACAGAAATCACAAAGGTACACTTTAGGCCCAGTTTTACCAGCTTTGTCTAAACCGGCATCCTTACGCTCAACGTCCGTATCTGGTTTAAGCAATTTCTTATCAGACTTATAGTCTGGGCATTGTCCTTTAGGCCGCAAGTGATCGCTGTAGCAGGTCATAGCATCTTCAGCAAACTGGTTTTTAGTAGAATAAAAATTAGTTTGGAATACGTCAAGCCCCTCCGAGCCACCTTTAATTTGTTTAATAATTTCTGCTTGAATCCTAGGTACTGCCCAGTATTTAAACGGGAATTTCATGAGCAAACCAATATGCTCTACAGGTTTTTGGTGCTTAGATACCAATATATTTAATAAGGTGTCGGTTGCGGGGTCGCCATCGTAATCAGGTAATTCTTCAATTGTTTTGCAATTGCGGCAAACTAAAACTCGAATTTGTGGTTCATTTTTGCTGGCTTGACTTAAGTCTTTTGCTCCGTTAAAATTCATGCCCTAATTTTATCACGAATCCCCAAAATGCTTTTGTATTCTGTGCGATAATTAAGAATCGCTTGGGAGAGCAAATTGTTTAAAAGGCTAATTCTTGCCGTCTTTTTATTCGCATCACCACTTCTAATAACGCCAACTGTGCAAGCTGTAGTTGATGCGCCATGTAGTACTTATTCTTGGACTGGTGAAGACGACACTGCACATCAGATGGCTTTGCCATTTTCATTACCGCTGGGTAATACTACTTATGACACCGCGTATGTGACCACTAATGGAACCCTTACTTTTGGCGCTCCTGACGCTAACTTTAGCTCATACCCTAATACTCCATCTATTTCTTTAGCGGGTTATGATTGGGTAACTTTTGGTCAGGGCGCTCAGTTAAGTTATGGCGTTAACAACACGGGACTTTGTATTCTTTGGGACGTACGCCCATACCCACAGTCAACGGGGGAGTTAACCCACATCAAATTAACCGTAGACATTTCTACGTATCCATCTTGGTCAGGAGTTGTAGAGTCCACAGGTTGGCTTCCCGCAAATTTAAGGCGAGGTGTTAGATTTGCTCCTAACACAGACGTAGTAACCATCTCTGAGGCCTTTACGGTTGACGGAGGGCTTCCCGTAGAGATGCAGCCATGCTGGGATGGGTCTGTTATTCCTTTAGCCTCTGCGTGCCCTCCAGAGCCTACCCCAACCCCGACACCAGAATCAACACCAACATCCACGCCAGAGCCAACACTAAGCCCTGAGCCAACACCGACCCCAGAACCAACTCCAGAGCCATCCGAAATCGTTTCACCTACTCCAACTCCTTCATCTTCTGAATCATCTTTCCCAATTCCTGAAGAACCCGACCCATCTCCGACAGAGCTTCCGGCGCTAGATCTCGGGTCTCCATTAGAAGAAGTAATTCCGGAGGAATTTCCGATTCTAACTCCAGAGCCAAGTGCTCTAACCATGGATCCATTTGTGCCTCCTGTAGATGAGCCTAGCATAGCTGATGTTTTGGTAGCCGCCTATGAGGATACTGCAATTCCTGCTGATGTCTTTGAAGCTTCAGGTTTGGATTACGAAGACTTACCTCCAGACCAATTAATTACATTAGATAATGGCGTGGTCTTGACTGCAGAAATTGCAGACGCACTAGAAATTTTTGAAAGCCCATCTGAAATATTGGAAACAATATTTATAGACCCAAGAAAAGCTTTTAAAGCTATTTCTAACGTAGGTGCCGATTTACCTGCGGATGTACGTAAGACAGCTCAACAAGGCACAGTAGCTGTGATTCTTGTTGGTCAAGTAATTGTTGGCGGAGTTACCGCCTCGATAGCAAGGAGATAATATGCGCTGGTTAAAGGATGCATTCATTGAGTCACTAAACCAAGGCTACACATTGCTTGGTTTCTTTGTGGCTTGGGTATTGTTGGAAGGTAGCGCACGCACAATTGTGGGCTATGCCATTTTACTTACTACTGTTATTCATTTAGTCACGATTAGACTTCGTGAAGACAAAGACTAAATGTATTTAACTTTAGTAACTTTAGTTTTTTTTGCGTGGCGTGGCTTAGCAACTGGGTCTTGCCACGGATCTTTAGACTCCACAGGTTTATAAGGCATTTTAATTGGCTCATCAAACGCACCGTAACGAGTAGTAACTTCGCCTTTGGCATGCCGTGCATGGCTAACAGGGCTAGCTAAACCAGCGTAACCAGCGGCCTCATCGGCGCGGTCTTCGCGCACATCTAGCGCATCCATGTTAGCTCTAAAAGCAGCTGCCTTTTCGTAGGCACCTGGACGACGAGCGGTGTCTCCGGCACGATCTGCTGGGGCATGAGCCTCTGCGTGTTCATCTTGCCATTCAGATGTATGGCTAAAATCATTAGGGTTGTCGTTATCTCCGCGTGACATACTTATTTCTCGTTATTTTCAAAAGTATGCAACGTTTTAAGACTAGGGTATGGTGCGAGCTCGTTAACTATATTTGCATTTCTTACGCCCTTTTGGCCTTCAATTGAATAATCAACTTTAGCTTTTCCTACAACTTTTCGGTAGTAAGGCAACCGGGACATTCTTTTCCAGTCTTCCTGAGCAAACATTGGCCCTATTTTACCTGCCATAACAATGCGTTTGACAGCGGGTTTTTTTGATGATTCAGCCATGATTAGTAGCCTCCCATACTTGGACGACGTGACTCATCATTAGCACGGTCTTTTGGAGGGTAAGGCCCACTAACTTTGGAAACTCTAACATTTACCTCGTCAGAAGGATAACCCTTGTGTTTAGTAACTGCGTAATCTTCTCCACGCCCAACGTAATTTTTACCCATTTTAGCTAAATCATCACCACTTATAGGAAGACCTTCTTCGCGAACAGCATAGTTTTTTGTTTTGTGGTCTATTGAATGCTTCAACGTACCTTTAGCATGTTCTTCTTGTAATTCTTTAACTGGGCGAAGATGCTTTGGCGTTACCTGCGATGAACGAGGTAGTTTCATAGCCTCACTAATTTTGGCTTCTGTACTTGTCACTCCAGAAAATACGTCTGGGTCATCTAATATCGCAACGTTTTCGGGAACTGAAAAGGGCGTTTTTTCAAGCCTACGAGCATTGTTCCTGCTCATAACTTTTTTATAAGACTTTTTAGCCATAATTATGCTCCTGGGTTTACTTTTGAAGGTTCTTCGGAGTTAATAAAACCATAGTTCATGTAAGGATGCAAACCAGCGCGGTTAGCTACGACAGTTTGGTCACCCATTCCAGCAGCGACTGTTGTATTTGGGCGACGCTTGCGGTATTTTCCATCGGTAGAACCTTCGTTTAGCTCAGCATTAGGTGAGCGGCGGTATGGAACGGTCATTCTGACTCC